CGTTCAAACGTGGGGCGGACCAAGTTGATGAAATCAAAAAATCACTTGAAGAAATAGTTGAAGAAGCACCGGTTGAAATGGGGCTTGATACAAAGGCGGATTTAAGAAATTTCGCAAAAGTTAAAATTGTTACAAAATACCTTTAATTAAAATTATAACATTTGTAACATTAAATTTTTAAAAAAATGAGAAATAGTAAAACAATAAGAGAAGAAATAGGTGCCGCAAAAAGCACTTTGGACGCTCTTGAAACATTGGTTACTTCTGAAAATAGAGATTTTACGGAAGAAGAAAAAGTATCGTTTGATACAAACATGGAAGAGTTGTCACGTTTAGTTGAAGAACTCCCAAAAACAGAAAAAATGGAAGAAATAAGAAAAAACGCGGCAAACCTTGGAGGTACGCCCGTAGCAGTAGAGACAAAAGAAGAAAAAGAAATTGTAAGAGATTTCTCTTTTGGCAAGGCAGTAAGAGCGGCATTTGGCGGAAAACTTGATGGTTTAGAAGCAGAAATGGCACAAGAAGGTGAAAAAGAAATGGCTGCAATCGGTCGTTCTTCAAACGGTGTTGTAATACCATCAATGGTATTGAATAGAGCAGTAATCACAGAAAACGGAACAACTGGTGTTGAGGCACAAAGTTTTGTTGACGCGGTTTATGCAAACACAATACTTGATGATCTTGGTGTGACACGTGTAAGCACTACAACTGACCAACGCATTCCAATTCTTGGAGCAGTTACAACACAATGGGAAACTGAAGTATCTGACGCAATCGATGGCGGTTCAGCAATGAGCAAAAAAGACCTTGCACCAAAAAGATTAGCTGCATACGTTGATTTCAGTAAGCAAGCAGCAATGCAAGCAAACGAATCAATTGAAAGTGCTTTGAGAAACTCAATCGCTCAGGCAGTAGGTGCGAAAGTTGAATATGCTTTATTTACTGACGATTCAGCAAATGGGGCTTATGACTACTTAGGTAATGGGAAAACAGCATTAACAAATGCAGACATTACAGATTTGATGATGGCATTAGTTGAAGAGGTGCAATCAAACAACCACAACCGTGGAAACCTTGGTTTTGCAATATCAAACGATTTGTTCACAGAAGTGTACACAGCTGCACAAGTTTCTGGTGTTAATCCACTAATTATAAACGAAATGATAATGGGTGTTATGGCTAAGTTTAGCAATCAAATTGCTGACATCACAAACCCAGCGGTTTATTATGGTGACTTCAGCAAAGTTCAAATCGCACAATTTGGCGGCATAGAAATTCTAATGGATCCGTACAGCCAGGCTCTAAAAGGAACAAACAGACTTATTCTAAACTCTTACTGGGATGCCGCATTAGTACAGGATGCCGCATTGAGCGTAGGGACTTTTGGATAATTTTTTAAACTCTAATTTTATATAACAAAGGGGGTGGGGTTTGCCCATCCCTTTTTTTTTGCGTGATGATAAGAAATAAAAAAATAACAAGCTACACACCGGCGGGTGACTGGGCTTTGACATTAGACGAGGCAAAACGGCACTTAAACATTTTGGATTCGTCTTTTGATGATATCATAAATGATTACATATCATCAGCACACGTAATGTTGTTCAATGAAGCGGCGATACTTGTAAAGGGGGCTGTAATTGGCTACATTGACGAATGGCAAGATTTCCGTGTTGATGTTGCACCGGTTGATACTATTGCAATATATTACTATGACACTGCAAACGTTCGCACATTGCTCGACACATCCAAATACATTTGGAACAATGGTCTGTATTCATATATTGAAATACTTGACAATGCACCAAGTTTAAATGACCGTGACTGGCCAATTGAGGTGGAAATTGTAACACTTGCGAATACTGATGCAATGGTTAAGCAAGCGTTGCGAATGATGGTTTCTGATATGTTTGAAATGAGACAAAATGAAATCATTGGAAGCGTTAAACAATTAAGCCGGGGAACACAGTATCAAATTTCATTAATTAGCCAACGGACAGAAATATGATGAACATCGGCCGATTGGATCGGAAAATAGTGATTGAAAGCCAAACATTTTCAACAAATAGTATTGGGGAATACACGTCAAGTTGGTCTACTTTTCACACGGCTTTTGCATCAATAAAAAAGGTGTCTGGAAGTGAGAAAATAGAAGCGGATCAAATAACGGCCACTAATAAGGTGAGGTTTAAAATACGGTTCTTTGATGGCATCACGGAAGCAATGCGGGTTGTGTACAATGGTGCATATTATGATATTATAGAAATTCAAGAATTGGACCGTGAAGGGTTGTTTTTAACAGCCACAAAAAAACTATGAGTTTTCAAATAGAAGGTATTGAAGCAGTTTCAAATGAAATCAAATCACTGTCAAGTGATAAGATGAAAAGGCGTGAAATACTGAAAGTTTTAAGAAGGCAATCAAAGCCATTGGTGAATGCTATGAGACAAAACGCACCGGAATCTGACAATGTTATTATTGTAAGAGATAACGTATACTATCCAGGCAACTTGAAAAAAGCCATTGCCATAAAAACATCACCATCAAAGAAATATCCAAATGTGTTGGTTGGTCCAAGATATGGAAGGGGTGCTAAAAAATATGATGGGTTTTATTCTTTTTGGGTTGAGTATGGACTTGGAACACACGAAACAAACCCAACTGGGGCAAAGAACTTTGTTCAAAAAACTTGGACACAAAAGGGTGAATCAGTAAAAACACAAGCAAGTTCACAATTAAAAAAATACATTGATAAAAAAGCAAAAACATTAAATTTATGAAAATAGAATTGACACAAGATTATGCGGTAGTGACAAGGGTGTTGCCGGAAGGAACGCAAATGAGGGTATCCAACAAACTGGGCAAAGAACTCATTGAATTGGGGGTTGCAAAAAGCTTTGATGGGTATACACCGGAAGAGGAAGTTGAACACATTGTTCAAATAGCAATGGACAATGAAGAAAAGCCATTGCCAAAAGTTAAAAAAGTTACAAAAAGAAAAAAGGCAAACGATTAAGTTTGCATTAATAAAAATAAAAAATTATGGCAAGCACTGGAATCCTTAACGGAACATTAGCAAAAATACAAGTGGGTGGCGTGACAGTAGCACACCTGACATCAAATAGTTTGACATTTGACCATTCAACACGCGATGCGAGTTCAAAAGACTCGGCGGGGTGGAAAGAGAGTCTCGAGGGGCAAAAAGGGTTTAGCGGTTCAGCTGAGGGCTTTTTTGCAGAAGATGCAACATACGGGTTTGAGGACCTTTTTGATGCATTCGCATTGAGATCTCAAGTAACCGTGACATGGACCACAGACGTGAGCGGCGATACTGAGTACAGCGGCGGGTGTTACATCACATCATTGGAAAGAACTGACGGACTTGAAGAATCAAGTACGTTTTCTGTATCGTTTGAGGGAACGGGTGCAGTGACAAAAGCAACTGTTTAGGGGCAGTTTATTTAGTTAGTACATATAAAGGGGTGGGGTTTACCCACCCCTTTTTTAATATAAAATTATGATTAGAATTAAAAACAAAGAGTACAAATTTAAATTCGGTTTTAAAGCAATTTTATTGTTTGAAAAAGAAACGGGGCAACCAATTGCGGAATTGGGTGAGAACATCAAAATGGCGGATGTGGTTGACATCGCATATTGTGGGATGAAGTCAGCGGGTGAAAAAATCACAAAGGATTTCATCATTGATGCTATTGACGATGATATGTCACTTTTGAATGTGTTCACTGATGCAATGTCACACGATATGGCAGCAATGAACGTGATGAAAGCCGAAGCAAAAAAGTAAATCAACCGTTGATTAATTGGATAAGGGGGTTTGTATTGGGCGTGTTGAATCAAACCCCGTTATCCTTAAATGATTACTCACTGGTTGACATTAAAGATGCGTTTGTTGGCTACAAAATAAACCAACAAGTCAATGACAGAGTGGCTTGGGAAACCGCAAGATTTATTTCGTTTGTTTCTTTAAAAGCGGCGGGGAATAAAAAAATGAAAACCCCAAATGATTTGATGGTATTTGACTGGGAACAAAAAGATACTAAAAAAGGCACGAGGGGCAACAAATGGACTAAACAAGAAATTGAAAAACTAAAAAAAGAAAAGCCCGGATGGTTTAAATAAAAAATGGCAAAGAAAAGTATTAATATACGGGCGGGGTTTGACTTAAAGGCGTTCTCAACGTCATCGCAAAACCTTACAAGATCGCTTCAAAAAACGGGCGGCAAAATGAAATCTATCGGCAAATCAATGTCGATGTCATTGACCGCACCACTTGTCGGCCTTGGTGGTTTAGCCGTTAAAACGTTTGCAGATTTTGAACAATCAATGGCGAAGGTGCAAGCCATAAGCGGAGCGACTGGTGAAGATTTCGCGGCATTAACAAAAACCGCAAAAGACCTTGGAATTTCAACAAGATTTGCAGCCAGTGAGGTGTCTGATTTGATGCTAAACTATTCTAAACTTGGTTTTTCATCTGATGAGATTCAGAAAATAACGGGGGCAACATTAGACCTTGCACTTGCAACCGGTGAAGATTTGGCACGTAGTGCGGAAGTTGCGGGTTCAACTTTGCGTGCGTTTGGTTTGGATGCCACCGAAATGGTGCATCTAACCGACGTAATGGCAAACTCCTTTTCATCATCGGCATTGGATCTTGATAAGTTTTCTGAGTCGATGAAATATGTTGCACCAGTGGCCAAAGTGGCAAATGTTTCTTTGGAAGAAACAACAGCAATGCTTAGTTTATTAGCTAACAACGGTATCAAAGGGTCACAAGCGGGTACAGCATTAAGAAGAATTATTGCAGAAATTGGGGCAAGCGGCAAACCCACAAACGTTGCATTGAAAGAATTGGCAGCATCTGGGTTAGATCTTGCGGGGGCTACTGACGAAGTTGGTAAAAATGCCATGTCCGCTTTGTTGGTGTTGGCGGATGGGGCTGAACAAATTGACCCATTAACGCAAGCCTACAAAACGCAAACAAATGTGGCCAAAGATATGGCCGCGATAATGGATGACACGCTTGAAGGGGCAATGATGCGATTGAAATCCGCAACGGAAGGTTTAGGTATTTCATTCGGCGAAGTTATGGCCCCGGCGGTTAGTGCGGCGGCAAACTTTATTTCAGAAATTGCAATGAAGTTTTCAAACTTATCAGAAGGCACAAAGCAAACAATTGTTGTGATTGCTGCATTAGCGGCGGCAATTGGGCCATTGATTTTTGCGGTGGGGGCGTTGACTACAGCGTTGGCGTTTTTAGCTGCAAACCCTATTGTTTTAATAATTACGGGAATAATTGTGGCCATTGGTGCATTGGTTGCAGCATTCATATATGTCAAAAACAACGCACAAGCGTTTGCAGATTTCTTTTACAATATTTGGGTAAAAATTGCAAATGGGTTTGTAGAAAGTATAAAGTTTATGATTTCGGCACATTTAAAATTGGCCGAAATGTTGGGGCTTAATGTTGCGGGGGGTATAAATGATTGGTTGGATTCATTTAAACTAAAAGCAAGGGAAAGTACAAAAGACTTTAAAAGTTTAAAAGAAACGGTAAAAGATGTAAAAAAACAGTTTTCACAATCAATTCCAACACCGGACATTGAAGCACCAACCGCACCAAAAGCCATAAAAACCGGGGCGGGTGAAAAGGACCTAACAGACAAACAACAAAAAAAGCGTATTGGTAAATTAAAAGGGGAACTTTTTGAAATACAATCCGGAATAAAAAAAATAAGCACCACCCCAATTGAACCCGTCGTAAATGTTGAAGGGATAAAAACAAGTTTGGCAAATGTGAAGCAAGAGGGCGTTCATATATTTGAACAAATGGGGCGTGAGATGGGGGCGGCATTATCAAGTGGGCTGAAGGACTTAGCAACGGAAGGTTTGACACAATTAGGGGCTTTCTTGGGTGATTCATTGACTGCAAACACTATGATGGATGATCAGCTAAAACAAACTGAGGAACATTATAATAAAATGATTCAAGCAGCACGTGGCAACGCTGATGAAATAGCAAGGATTGAAAAAGAGAAAGCCCAAAAAGTAGCTGAAATACAAGAAAGTTTTGATTTTGGTAATAGAGCAAAAGACTTTGGGCGGGGGTTGCTTGATTCCATTGGCAAGTTTATGGGCCAATTTGGTGAAGCAATGATTGCAATGGGTATTGCCCAAACAATTTTGGATGCATCCATAAAAACTGGTAATGGTCCGGCGGCTATTGTCGGCGGGGTTGCATTGGTTGCAGCGGGTGCGGCATTATCTAACCTAAGCAAAAAAGGGATAGACAAAGGCGGCGGCGTAACGGATACCGGCGGCGGCGGCGGTGTAAATTTCAACAACCAAAACGGTTCACCAGGTTATATGATGCAACTCGAAACAAAGATATCTGGGCGTGACATTATACTTGTACAAGAAAGAGAAGCAGCGTTTAAACGATGAGTGAAAAAATTTTTGAATCACAATTTTACAGTTTGTCGGATCATCAGTACCGTGTTCGATTATATGGCAAAAACTATGTTGGTTTATATGCGGGAATCATTGGCGGTGCGGGCAATGTGTTTTATGTCCAAAACGATTGGCGTGACTTCTTGCAAGTTGGGCAAAGTGTAAACTTTGGAGGTAATACGGGTGCGTCTATTGTTGCTGCATTTAAAACACGTGTTTTGGATGATGGTGGCATATTTGAAAATGAACAATGTTTATTGGATTTTTTAAGCTATGCAACCGTCGTTTCATTTACTTACAATGCAGCACAAAACCGAACCGAAATAACACTGAATGTTGAATATGTTTCCCAAACAATCATTCAAAATGATGTTAATGATTCAAACAGTTTTATACCTACATTAAGCCCGGTAATTATTGATTTGGTGAATAATTACAAAAATTCGGATGATTATCTTTTGAGCCCATTAATGACATCAAGTGTTGATGTCACTTATGGCAATGTTCAAGAAGATCGTACGGGTGTAGATACGGCGTTTTTTGATAGGTTTATTGATTTATATCTTCAAAGCAATGATGATGAACTCCGTTTAACAATTGAAAAAAATGAGTCTGGCTACAAATTAGAATGGGCGGGCAATTTAGTAATGGACCTAATACAATGGTCTAATGAAACCAGCCCGCGTGAATATGTGTTCCGTGTAATTGATGGAATTGACAGATTGAAAGATGTGGAGTATGTTGGCGATGTTGCTAATTTGCGAAACAGAAAAATAAAAGATGTCATTTTTGATGTGCTTGAATTGAATGGGTTGACCGAATTTTGGGGCGATTCAGACATTTATCTTCGCGAGAGTGTGGAATATGAATCCGTAGATGTTGTTGGTGTGAACGGGAGTGATAGTTTAATTGATTACACATATTTGTATGAAAACCTATTAATGAACAAGCAAGCGGAATCCAAAGATGACCGCGTGTTTTTGTCCGGGTATGATATCCTGTATGGAATAATGGAAATGTTATCGTGCAGAATGATGCACACAAACGGCCATTATTATATGCAGCAAATCAGGAATTACGATACAATCACAATCGTGAACCGTGACTATGTGAAGGGCAGAACGTACAGCCAAGGCAACTATACACACTCCAATACGTCAATGCGTGTGTTGGCGGGTGGTACATTTGGGTATATTTACGGAATAAAGCAAGCAAGGATTGAGAGCGAAAACAAGGATATTATAAATATTGGGCAATTGCCACCGGGGCAAATGCAAAGTGTAAATTTTTTAAGCGGTGGCGGTGGCCAAGGTTTGGAAATATTACCATCAATAAATCAAAATATTGGGGACATACAAGGGGGCCTTGCAGCGGGTCAGTTTATAAACGTTCAGTTTGATATCAATTCCGTTTTGGGTGTTAGTTTTGATGCTGACATTGTTGTCAGATTATACGCGTACGAAGAAAACGGCAATAAGTTCTTGAAGGGTTCCGATACTATTGCACCGTATTGGGGTAATGCCGCAATTGCTACAAATAAATATTACGAAAAAAAATTGGTGATTCGCGGCAATGGTAACATTTTCAAAGAACAAGTGAAGATGAAAACACCATTGATTCCATACGAAATGGAAAGTGTAATTGTTGCGGTTGAATTAGTGATGACAAATGTCAGAATAGCACCCGCAAACAATACATTGGTTTTCTTTTTAGAAAAAACAGAGGTTGCAATACCAGAAGAAAATGAAAACACACTTGAAACCCTATCAGCAACGAATCCAAATGTGAATTTTACAAAAGATTTGCAAATGAATAATTTGATGATTAACGAAGGGAATGCAGCGGTGCAAGTCAATAATTTGACCGTTGATGAAAATTACAACGGCGGTGCGTTTGCTCCTATAATAGGGGGTATGTGGGATGGGGATTTTGATGTCAATGCCAATTTAAGTTTGTTGCGAGTTATGGAAGCAGTGAGCATACAATACAAGCCGTTACAGAAGTATATGGGAGATTTTGACGGCGTTTATTATCCATTTCAAACAATACCATACAACAACGCTGTTTTTGCGTGCAGTAGCTTGCAAATAAACTATTTATCAAATGAAGTATCCGGCGAATGGTTTGAAGTGCTTATTTCACGTGTGGGGTTGTCGGGTACGGTGACCGGTAAAGGGGGCGAAGAATACGATCCAGATGAAAAAGAACTTTTGTTTAGAACAGCCCGCGAAAATGATCGCGGTGTTGGTATTCTTGAAGATGATTTATTGGCGAATATAGGCATAACACAAATCACCATTGATTCAACCGGAGACATTCGGATTGGTGATAAGTTGCAGTTTATGAGCAACACGGGTGATGTACTTCTTGAAGTTACATCAACGGTGGATTTGGACACCGCTGGAACGGGCCAAACGTTGGAAGTTGAAAATTTTAATTTAGCCAACGCAATACCATCCGGTTCACGTATTGTGTACGGTTACAAAAAGGTAGATTATTCGGAACGTGTACGGGCCAAATTATTTCAAATGGAAGGCAGTGCATTAGCACCAACTCCGGAAAGTGGCGGTGATTATTTCCAAAATGGTGAATTTATGTTCCACGAGTCTTATCTGTATTGGCGTGATGGTAATGGAGATTATCACAGATTGCAAGGTAACTCACACCACCCAGGCTAATGCCAACAATGCCAAAGCGGGTGCATTCAATTAAGGAGTACAACCCAAGAAAAGAAAAACAAAATTGGTTGAAAAACCAAGAGGAT